ATACGATCAGCGTGCCGGAATTTAACCCGGACACGCCTGAGCCTGAAGAGGGTCTGCTTTATCGCCGGCAGTTACTCAGCCAGCATGATGAGGCCTGGGCAGTGCTGGAAAAAGAAGAACCGGATCATATCGTGGTGTTTGGCGGTGACTGCCTTGTAGACCAGGCTCCGTTTGCCTGGATGAACGCCAGGCACAATGGTGAAATGGGCGTACTGTGGATCGATTCACACCCTGATGTGAAGACCCCGCGCGATTTTACCAACGGCCATACCATGGTACTGGGCAATCTTTTAGGCGGCGGCGATCCGGAGTTTGCTTCAAAAGTGAAGATCCCGGTAGCCCCCTCGCGCGTCATGTATGCCGGTCTGATTGAAGAAGGGCTGACGGAGCAGGAGTCGTCCGTTATCAGCGATCTTGGTCTGCAGGTCGCCCGACCGGAAGAGCTTTATGAGAACAGTGACAGGATCACACGCTGGATAAAAGACCAGAACATCCGCAAACTGGCAGTGCATCTGGACCTGGACGTCCTTAATCCGGACGTCTTCCGTTCGCTGCTGTTCGCGGAGCCTGAACCTGAATTTGACTGGCAGGCGGTGTATCCGGTAGGAAAACTGAATCTTGCGCAGACGCTCAGGATCATCCGTGATGTCTCTGCTGAAACAGAAATTGTGATCATTGGTATTACCGAACATCTGCCGTGGGATGCCTGGAATCTTAAAGAGTTTCTTAAAAAGATACCTATTATGAACGAGTAAGTGCCAGATCTAATTTTGTCAGCACGTTCATCTTCAAAATGAACGGATTTATAATATTAGATATTGGAAGTATTGATACTTATACTCTCACATCGTCCGCTCCTGGCACAAAGCGGACAATTCATTAGGTAGTATACTGACAATTTTCAGGGTTAGTTCTGAACTAGACCTGATCAAGAAATCCTCCGTTACGTGAAAAAAACGCTGTAACACGTAGCTACAGCGTTTTAATTTCTGTCATTTTTTAGCTTTATTTATACGCTAAATTGATTTTTACTCTCGCAACCGTCCACATAATCCCCATACCACTGCATCATCTCTTTTCTTCCTTCCAGGTACTGTGCATGGTTATAGGTTCCACGAGTCGCGTTCTTGTCCACATGCGCGAGCTGGGTTTCAATCCATGCAGTGTTGAATCCTTCCTCATGTAAGATTGTGCTCATGGTGTGACGAAAACCATGCCCGGTCGCTCTCTTGTCGTAACCAACCCTTTTCAGAACCATATTGATGCTGGCTTCACTCATTGGTTTGTTAACATCGTTTCGACCGGCAAAGATAAACTGGAAAGCCCCTGTCAATGGCTCAAGTTGCCGAAGTGCTGCCAGGGATTGAGTTGAAAGGGGGACTATGTGAGGTCGCCTCATCTTCATTCTACTTTTCGGGATTTCCCATATATGGTTTTCGAAGTCGATTTCACTCCATTCTGCCATACGTAACTCGACGGTTCGTAAGCCCGTAAGCATGAGTAGTCGGGTCGCCAGGAGCGTTATTAAACTGCCAGTGTATTGTGAAAGCTTGTGCAAGAACTCAGGCAGCTCGGTAGCAGTAAGAAAGGGATAATGTTGTTTTTCGTAGTCCTGCAAAGCACTACCGAGATCAGCCGCAGGGTTGTATTCGGCGCGGCCAGTAACAATTGCATATCGGAACACTTCGCTACAACGCTGGCGCACTTTACTGGCAAGCTGCGGTGCTCCTCTTTTTTCCATACGCTGTAATACAGATAGAAGCTCCAGTGGCTTTATCTCATTAATCGGCTGCGATCCAACAAAGGAAAAGACATTGTTTTTGAAGGCCCGGTTAACATAGTCAGCGTAGTTTTTTGACCAGCCTGAGATTTTCGCGTTGTACCACTCGAGAGCTATCGCTTCAAAAGTGTTCGTTACTGAGAGCTTTTGGGCAAGCAGTTCGGCTTTTTTAACTTCACCAGGATCTTTATTATTCGCGAGTGTTTTTCTTGCTTCATCACGCTTAGTGCGAGCTTCCGCAAGCGAAGTGTCCGGATAGGTGCCAAATGAGAGCTTTTTTTCCTTCCCGGCAAATCGATACTTCATGCGCCAGTACTTTGAACCGTTAGTATTGACCATGAGATAGAGCCCTCCGCCGTCAGCGAGTTTATAGGCTTTGTCTCTGGGCTTTGCAGTCTCGACCTGACGCGCATTCAGCGGCATTTTGGGGGACTCATATTTCATTGAACAGGATAAGCCCCCACTTAGGCCCCCAAACGTTTATTGATTCACGTAGATATGGGTAGACTTCAGTTGATGTCGCATAGACAGAGAAGAGGCGTTATCGCTGCTTATAAGGGGGTTTTATTGAATTCGGTGGACGTCAGGAGAGGTGTATATGGTGTCCCCTGCATACATCGAATTTGCATGGCAGGGGATTGAATGGAAAGGAATAAATCTGATGTGTATTTTATTTTACCCGCCGCTTTACCCATTATGGCAATTCAGGAGGCGCTTCTTGAACTCGCAGTGGTCACTATATAGCCATCTGGCACGACCATGGATGAGCTTGCTTTTAGGCAGGGTTCCGTCTTTGATGCGGTCGTAGATGAATGTCTTTCCGAAGCCAGTATCGGCCATGATGAATTTCAGATCAACAAGTGAGTCTGGCTGAAAATTATGCTGCATGAGTTTTACTCCGATGCTGGTAATCGAACGCGGGAATCGAACAGGCAATAAAAAACCGCCTCAGTGGACGGTTAGTGGTGGTGCAATAAAAAAGGCCGCCTTAGCGACCTTTTGTTAATCGGGGTAAACCAGCGGCATCCAGTGGGTGACCTTTTCTGCCCCTGAATCAATGAACGCATGACTTCGTTGCCAATATCCACCCATGCAGGCCAGCCTAAAAACATCACCTAAATCACTAAGCGCTATCACGTCTTCAGACCACTTATCGGCCTGGTTATCAGGTAGGCGGTCATCCACACTAATCCACTGGCTTTTAATTTCACCCATAAAAACCTCCATTTTCAGCAATTATCAAACTATACCCTAATCCATAAAACAAAACCCGCCGCAGCGAGTTACCAGATTTTAAGTTCACTGAGTGCTGCCACGGTGAGTAGCACGAATATCACCGCTACGAAGGGAGAGGGCATTGCTACACCTTCGGCGCTGCCGGACACGCACTTCCTTCCTGCCCTTGTTCATTGCTTCCACTGCAAGCGTTTCGGTGGTCATTGGCCTTCGGGCAGCGCTTATTGCCGCAGTCAGGGCAGACAACAAATCGCATATCGCTCAGATTTACTGGTCGGCAGGTGCGGCACCAACAGGAATTGCTTGCTGTTTGCTTGATTTCTCCACCAACATCCGCAGCGGTACTGGCCTCGTTGCTTGATGGGTGGTTGAGCATGGCGGCGCGGCAGGTGTCCAACTCCGCGTAACGTTCAGCTAACCCGATGAATGTTTGATGCCAGTTATTCGTCAACGTCTCCCACTGCCCTGCGGTTAAAGGCGCATAGTCGTTGGCGTCTTTCAGCACCTCTTCAATACCCTGCGCCTTTAATCTATTGCGCAATTCATCCGGCACCGCTGCCGGGATTGATGGCGCGGGGTGGGTGTAAAGCATAACCCCCGGCTTAAGCGTCCCTTTCGTCATTTTTCGGCAAACATACTCGCCGTTAAAGTGAGAGCGAACTTCCATAACCGGCCCTTGCTCATGCGCCGCCAGGATTGCGCGGGCCATTTCCCGAACCTCGTACATAAAAACACTAGCGCCTTCATCAAATGGCTGAGATGGCAGTGCTGCGTAGTGCTTGAGGCGCTCTTTGCTCAGTTCGTGTTTCATTATTCATAACCCCATTCATCGCAGTACGCATCAACTGGAGTTTTACCTGCATCATAATCTTCACGCCATGCATCGGCATCCGCAGCGCTTCCGCCTCGCATTTCTGCATAATCAGAAAGAAGATCGTGCCACTCTTCAAAAGTGCAATTTGCGTTAGTGCTTGAAAAATCGGCCATACTAAAAACTCCCCTTGAAAACAGTTCCACATACATGACAGCGCCAGAAATAAGGCAGGTGTCTTTTGAATGGTACAACGCCGCATTTTGGACATTTACACATCTTCACTCCCCTCTCACGACCAGGGTGATGCCAGCGGCGATAACTTCTTTGGGTTGGCAGGCGTTCTGGCGGTTAGAGCGGCATACCAGCGCCCAAAAATTCATATCGCAAATCAGTGCTACGCGTATTTCCGCCGTCAAGCGATAGCCGAGCTTGTTTGACTTACCGACTGATCTCCGACGCTTGCGCATTAACTTGCGTACGTGCGCCGCGTTCACCTCAACCTGCCGATGCCTTGATGCATATACACCCTTGGGTGGTATCTTCTTGGCTTGTTTTTGATAGGCGCTTAACAGTTCATGCACATCTGATGATTTAGCCATCTCACTCACTCCTTGATCTGTAATTTGATGCCAGTGGCGGCGGCTGAATCTTCGTATGCGCGTTTTGATGCGCTGAGAAGAGCAGCCAATGAAGTGCCGGCACCATCAAGACGGATGGTGTTATGAATCGCAGCCATGCTCTCACGCAGTTTTGAGTGGCTGGCATCCAGTTCGGCGATGCGCTTATTAGCCGCTGTTAACTCAGCCATGTGCTCTCGCAGGCTATCCGTTGCAGCTTCGAGCTTGTCCCAGTCGGGATTGAAATTAGCCAGTTGAGCGAGTTGCTCTTTGAGGAAGTCGATGCGCTTCGCCTGCTCAGCAATCAGCGCCTTATCCGCCTCACGCTCTGCCAGCAGGGAGAGGATGACAGCAGGGTCGCACGCCCTAAAAAATGCCTCGTCGTAGTGATTGTTTTCACCTACGAAACCATAGTCATCATGATTGTCGGTGCTGAGCACTAACGTTCCGTCATTACCACGGCAGGTGTATTTGATGCTGCCATTGTTGCGATCACCAATGCGCCCCGGTGTGGCCTTCTCAGCAGCCGCTTTGAGTGCCTGAATCTGTTCGTTGGTCAGGTTCATGCTGCACGCTCCGCATTACGCAACCAAATACACGCCGCGCCATCTTCGGTGTCATGGATGGAGCCAACAAACCAACCTTCACCGGCAGGCTTTTCAGGTTCCCACTGAGAAATGTCGTAACCGTCTACAGCAGGGTCAACCTCATCCTCATCCCGATAATCAATCGTCCATTGCAGGCCTTGCTTATCCATCCAGGCCTTAAACTCAGTGTTGGAGATACGCTCACGCCCATCGCAAAACTTGTCGTACTCCGGGTGAGTCCAGTAGCCGTATTGGTCACGTTCAACGGGCAGCGCTGTAATTGCATTACTCATGGTTAGCTCCTTTGCTCTCGCGAAGCTGGCGAGCCATCAAGTCGAATTCATTTGCCAGGCACGCCATTTCTTTCAACGTCGGTGAGCACTCTTTGAGGCAGGTTATTTCGTTGCGCACTGAATCTGCTGCATGGCTGAATGCGGCAGCTCGCGCTTCTGCTCGCAAGGAATCGAGGATGGCGTCGGTGACGGGGGTTTCGACCTCATCAATCAATTTGTAATCGCACGTCTGATAGGTGTGTCGATGGTCAGATATGTGAAACCCTTCCGCGTCAACACCATCAGCTTTTTGAACCACAATTCCCCATGACACTCGCCGCACATCCTCATCCCAACCATCAAACGCATCCTCACGATATGCATCGATTTCAGCCTGCGCAGTGTCGATAGCGGCCTGTTTTTTTGAGAAATAATCGAATCCATACTCGGGCGCGAATGCGAAGTAGGTAATGCCTGATGTCAACTTCACATTCTCCGCCACCACTGCGTCGCGCTGCTCAGTCAGCTGGCGCACCTGCTCGGCTAATGCGGCGTAGTCAGCATAACCAACAAAGCCACCTTCACTGTCAGCCACAATTCCTGATTTGAAGTCGTATCTGTAACGTTTGATTGTGTTCATCTCTGCATCTCCTTTAATCGTGCAGTGAGGTAGGGATTGTTAGCGAGTCGATGCTCGTTATCGAATGAGTTGCGTTTGAGTAATTCAGAGCGGGGAGGGTAGGGCTTGATGCGCTGTCTGGCGATTAACTCGTGAGGCATAATTCCTGGGTCATAGGTGCCGTTTCTCATGTTTCACCTTCTTGAATAGTCCTGGGTTTCTGTCGATATTCCAGCGCTCACGCCGCAGAGCGACCTCTTCAATGGTGCGCCCGGTAATTTCTGCTACCTGGGCGTTGTTGTTCTTCCAGAAGAGGTCGAGTTCTTTCTCCGACCATTCAGAAGAATGGAGGCGGAGGCGTTTGGTTTTGACTGAGGATATTGAGCGGGAGGTTGCTTTTGATATTTCGCGGGTCGATAGCCGACAGAAGAGAGAAACTTCTGCTCTTGTCCATGACCTGTTCGCCTTCCCTGGTGGAATGTGCACATCAATGCGGGTTGCCTTATGGATTACTGATTTCGGCGTCCTTTCCAGCTTTTCGCAGATGACTGCCATTGGCATACTGGCTGCCACTTCGCGCAGGAAATCCTCTTCCCACGACTCCCAGGGAATGCATCGCATTAAGCACCTCCAAGCTCCTTCTTGCGAATGTTGTAGACGTTATCAAGCTTGGACTTGAGGTCTGCTTCTTCACCAATCGCGTTAGACGCACGAGTGTAAGCAGCCTCTAACTTAGGAAGGTCCATTGTCAGTGCGTTTTCTGAGAACCACAAAAGGACTGACTCTGGCGTTTGCGCAGCCTTTGCGACGAGCTTGCGGACGCGATGCTCCTGGCGCTTACCGCGAGACACTGAAAGCATCATTGAGAAATCAGACTCAACGTCGCTCATCGCAAAAATCTTGATGCCGCCGACCGCTACACCGCCAAACCGTACTGAAGCGTCTCCAGTGATTGTCAGCGACCTCCCGACCCATGAATGACCATCTGCACCCCAACCGCCAATCAGAACGCGTCGCATTGATTTAGATGGCTTGTATGGCCGACCATCAAATCCTTCGAGGTCGATAAGCACCGGCTGTTCTGCATTCCCTGCGCGAACTGATTTAATTACAGCGGTAATGGGCTGGCTTTGAACATCTTCAAAGTTGAGTTGGTCTGATTTGGGAATAATTGTGCGTGAAAGGTCCATCAGAGAATTACCTCATCGTCATATTCATCATCCAGCAAATATGCCGGAACGTTAATTTCATTGGATGGCAGGACAATGCCTTCGTATTTCAAGGATTCATCTTCCATGCATTCTTTTATTTTCCAGAGGGCGGCAAACATTTGTTCGCGCCCCAGTTTTAATGATTCCTCGCCGATGTAATACATGCAGTTGCGATATGGAGCGGTATTTTCGATGGCGAAAAATGCAAACTGATTGCGCTCAATGCCAGTGACCAGGTGGAGTACATAAAGATAAAACGCGGCCTGGATGTGGTATCGATACTGACCAAAGGCGTTGCTGAAACCTCGCTCGGTTGCATCCCTGCAACTCTTCACATCCAGCGGGTAAGGAGTTGTCTCTGACAGCCTGTCAAATCGACACTTGAGGTCCAATCCTGTTTCCGGGCAGGTCGCAAACATGGAAACCTCTGATGCCCCTTTCGTGTTCATGTAATCCATGAAGTCTTCATTCATCCGTGACGACTCAAACATTCGGTTTACTGTCTCCACCTCGCTACCGACCAGGATATATTCAGGGTTGGTCCATGCCGCAGCGGTTTTATATTCTTTCAGGCTTCTCGACGCTACATCCGGCATCAGCAGGTAGTCTCTTTCGAATAAAACCGGTTCCAGTAGCGCTGAGTGAATTGCACTTCCAAGGTGAGCTGATTTGCTGCCCTTGAATGGGTTGAAGTAGAGGTTTGCAGCGCTGACGCTGGCCGCTTTAACTGACGTTGAGCCAATGGCTTTGTCGGCGTGGTATTCCTCATTGGGCATGCCATAGTAGACGCCGGGTTTCATGCTTCATCCTCAATATCAATCTGGTGCTGCGCGATTACTTCGGCCACAAGGTGAAGAAATGCTGCGGCACGCTCCTGGAAGAATGTGTCATCATCAAATGCGCGTGAAATTGCTTGTTTACTGGCACCCCGGCGCTGTAACTCAGACAGGCAAATGCCCTCAAGAAGGTGCTGTTTTAGTCCCTTCTCCAAATCCTCTGCCAGCTCATTTATCCGTGCCGCCTTTTCAACATGCGCCTGGTAATTGGCCCAGCTTTGTTCTTCAATCCGGTCCTGCACGTGATAGGCGTTCATGATTCCTCCTTCTGAGGCTCAGGTAATTTCACTGGTACGCCGAGGTCTTTCATCAGTCGAGCGAATTGCTCATCGGTCATATCGCGGCAACTCATTTCACACCCCGGCGATACCACGGCATGCTGACTGCAGCTTTCATCTGCTCGTTTGCAGCAATCCACATCTCAGCGTTGCCGAGATAGCGGGCGATGACAGCCTTAACCTGAGCCGCTTTCAATGCGTTGTGATTTATTTGCATAACAACCTCCATTGCTTTGCTGCGGCTTTAATAAGCCGACGAACACGGCGCTGTAGTTCTGATTCAGGCGGGTAATAAGCGGACATGACGCCGCTACCCGCGAGCTTTAATTGCATCATGGGGTAGTTCCTTATGTGTGTTTGCATTTGGCTAATGGCTAACAACCATTACTCAGATACAAAAAAAGAAGCCGCCCATATAGAGCGGCAAATAACATCAAGGGATTTTCGAGGGCTTTCGGATAGCTAACTCAGGGAATTAGCTATCAGGAGTTACTCGGTTGGCGGTTCAGGTAGTGGCATCCAATGGGTAAAAACAACATCGTCAGCGCCAATATCTGGATGAAGAAATCCACAGTCGAAATGCGCGGTCCACACAATCCCGTCAACATCTAACCCTAAGCACAAAGTATCTTCATCAGGCATTCTCTCACTGCATTTAATCCACTTCATATTCCCCTCCTGTTAGAAATAGCGGCAATAAAAAGGCCGCGTTATGCGACCTAATAATTCCCATACCACCAACCATCTCCGCCATCAGAAAGATTTATTCGCTTATCTCCTATAATTTGATAAACCTTTACCGAGCATGAGAATGTCCCTGTTGCATTGCAGGAAACCCCTCGCTGATCGGCTCCTAGCCGAATTTTTCTTTCTTGTTCATCAATCTGAATGTCTATGCGCTCACCACGCAAAGGCACGGATTTGCTAATTGAACCCCCTCCGGCACCGGATTTTGTTTGCCGAAATTTGACGATTGGTGGTATTTCATTTTTATTGATATCTCTTACTGAAATAAAAGCCATATCTTCACCTCAAATAAGTGGCTTGCTGGATAACTTCATTTTCTGCACTGCATGGATTTTATTGCCGAATGGGTTGACATCGCTGTAGTAAACGCGATTCGGCTTACTGATTTGCTCACCTGCTACGTAGTCACGTGGGAAATCAAGCGAAGTGGCTCGACACTCGTGTGTGCCTGTTTTTACCGGGGCAGGCTCCCGTCTCTCGTGTACCCCTACAGCGAGATTCGTGTAATATCTAATCACCCCTACAGCAAGAGAGTGATTGAAATGACTGACAACAAAGGAATAGTTAGTAGGATTACTGATGCAGTTTCTGGAGCAGGAGGAGCGATAAAAGCAACGGTGGATGCCGTTAAGGATATACAGTCACTGCACGTAGATTATTCAGTAAAAGAAAAAACCTTTGATCTATTAACAAGGCTTATGGACATACAGGGCCTGTTAATATCTGCGAAGGAGCGAATCATTGAACTTGAAGATGAGAAGAAGCAAAAAGATAACTGGGAAGCTGAGGCTCTTAATTATGAGCTTATAAGCCCTACACCTGGTTCTTTTATCTATCGCATTAAGCAGGTGGAGGATGCGGAGAAGCCTACGATTTACATTTGTCCCAGCTGTCATGACCTTAAAAAGAAATCTGTCCTTCAATTCCATAAAATGGTTTCCACTGTTAGCAATAACGCACTCATGATATGCAATTCGTGCAAGTCAACATATCAGATACCGGCATCCACCCTCAAAGAGGACTTCAAACCAAAAAAATGAAATTTAAATAAATACTAAATAAGCGGTATCGATTTTCCCTTCATCTTCTGGCGGCCGGAACAAGTGATTCCGCGCTCGCCAGGCTCTCTGTACCAGACCTTGTGATTCCTGCGCTCAATGCGCTCCAGGTTGCTTTCTATCTGATCGTGATACTCAGCCAGCACCGTAAGGTCTATCGGGTTCGTAGCGCTTTCTACGCGTGATTTAGGCTTGCGAGAAAGTGACAGAACAGGGCGGTTATCTGGTTTTGCGCTCACCCCAACCAACAGGGGGTTTGCAGCTTTCCATTCAGCCTGTTTATCTGCACGGCGGTCGCGGCGGCGAGATTGTGAATTCATACATCCTCCTGTCAGTTAGCTTTGGTGGTGTGGGCGGTTACCAGCCGCACGAGCCGGGCCTCTTCACGATTAGCCGTTCTCGCTTGCCACACCCCAAAGCTTGCTGCTTTGAATGCTGCGCTTCTTCAGCGCCAGATTTTAAGTGGGCTGCTTTCCCTGCCCGGTTACTGCTACAGCGTCCTGCTGATGGATGTATATTGAACCAATAGTTCGAGCAATGCAAGAACTGTAAGTACGAAATGTGAATAAAAATATCGTTCTTTCGGTACGTCACTGATATTTACGGAGAAAAAATTATGTAAACCTTGCCCATAACCTATTGGTTACGGGGTAGGGTTCTGTCAGAAGGGCGTCACATAGAGGATTGCAAGAGCAATAGCAGCAATAAAGATTGATAGTGGGCGTGGTGTAAAGCTGTCAGGATAGAAAAATCTGTTCTGTAATCCGGGTAGCTTGATAAATCCAAGCTGGTCGAGTAAGCGCTCAGCCTGTCTGTTTGTCATTTTCCTTTCTCGCATCAGAAGCCATTTTTCTTCGTATCTGCGAGCTATTTCGAAAATAAAGTCGTCTGCATTTGGATGGTTTATTTTGTGCTCATATTCTATTTTAACCGCCCGCCTCAAGTCACCTGACCTTTCTAGTGAAAGATGCTTGTGCCCTCCATTTGTAGCCCTGGTTTCATTATAGAAAGACTCAAACCTCACCTTTCCCCCCTTAGCCAGTCGTCAAGCTCGCTGTCATCTAGGTGCCGTGATTGCTTCAGAATTCCAGCCACATAATCCACCTTTGACACGTCGCTAAACGCAAGTGTTATTGGTCGATGATCCTGATTTATGCTTGTAAATTGATACTCGCCATCACGGGCATAACCAAGCACCTTGATCATGTTGTGGCCCTCTACAGTGCGAACAAAAACTTCATCGCCAGCTCGCACTTTCGTGTTTGGCTCGATGAGCACATACTCGCCAGATTTAATGCGAGGCCACATGCTGTCGCCCTTTACTTTTAAGCCGAACGCATCTGGGTCATCACTGTAAATCTTGAGCCAGCCATCGAGGTCTTCATTCATTTCCAGGGCGCCATCAACCCCAAGTATTGCCTCGCCAATCACGCGAACAAGCCCACCTTTAAGTCTCCCCGCATATTGCAAGGCGTCATCCATCTTTTCCCGCTCAGTGGCAGACTTGCCGTGCTGAAGCCAAACAACATCGACTCTTAAGTACTTAGCTAGCGCATTCATTTTCTCCTGGCGTGGCAATGATTCAGCGTTGAACCACTTGCTGACTCCTTTTGATGACAAATTCAGAGCTCTGGCTATAGCCATTCCTCTTCCATGTTCGTCCAGCCCAGCATCTTTACAGGCTTGTGCAAGCCTCTGGGCAAACTCTTTACGCACTTTTTCTGTATGAACCATGAGTTCGATAGTAAATGACTTGCAATAACTTTCAGTTCAATCATAATGCGTACTGAAAGTACGAAACATATGAGGTAGCCAATGCAAAACTTAGATGAGCCGATTAAAGGAATCGGAATCCCAGAAGTTGCTAAGGCTTGCGGAGTTAGCGAAAGGGCTGTCTACAAATGGCTCAAGAACGGCTTCCTCCCCAAGACTGAGTTTTTTGGGAAAACGAAATACGCCTCGAAAATCCAAGAGATTTCTGGCGGTAAATATCAGGCAGATGAACTTCTTGAGTTGAGTAAAAAGAATCTTCTTGCAGCATAAGTAACACCCGCTCTTATCACATCCCGGCCCTGAAAAAGGGCATCAATACCAAACACAACAACTACTGGCTATCAGTGCGTCTGATGGGCCTGTTTTTCTATTTCACCAAGGAATTTTATATGGACGGACACGCAAAGAAACGCAATGAGGCGTTGCGCATTGAGAGCGCATTACTGAACAAGATTGCAATGATTGGCACTGAGAAGACGGCAGCCGCTGTCGGTGTCGATAAGGCGCAAATCAGCCGCTGGAAACGCGACTGGATTCCCAAGTTCTCGATGTTACTGGCGGTGCTGGAATGGGGAGTGGTTGACGATGAGATGGCCCGGCTGGCGTCTCAGGTGGCAGCGATTCTCACAAAGAAAAAATGCCCACTGGCGGGTGAGCATTCTCAAATATCTATGGACTTCTGACAGGAGTAATTATGACAAAGCGTCGTAAGAAATACCAGGAAAAAGAAGAGCGGGAGCACCCTGATTCACCTGATGGATTAGTCGTTGCAGCCTCTAAAAACCGGGCGTTCGCAGAGCGCCTTGTCGGAGTGTTCAGACTGGCATTATCGCATCAGGAGGTAAGCATGGGCGTCGCTAGACTAGAGGACTATCGCAAGCCTCCAGGTGAGGTTGTGGAGCATCGCGTGGCTGATACTGATGACGGATTTATGCGCGTTGCCAATGAGCTTACAGACAGCATTTTGATGGCAGACTTAACCGCTCGTCAGCTGAAAGTAATGCTCGCGATTATGCGCAAAACATACGGATTTAACAAAGCGATGGATCGTCTTACAAATACGCAAATTGCTGCAATGACAGGCATTCACCACACGCATGTTTGTGTGGCTAAACGCCAGTTGCTGGACAGGGGGTTTCTGATAGGAAGTGGTCAGCGGATAGGGATTAACAAGCATGTCTCGATGTGGGATATGAAGAACATTAGCCATATCAGCGAATCATTAGCCAAGTCAGCTAATAAATCATTAGCTACATCGGCTAATACCCATTTGCCAACTCAGCTAAACACAAAAGACAATATTCAAAAGACAATAAATACAAATACCCCCTTACCCCCAGAGGGGGAAGATGCGCAGGTTTCTAAACCTGAAAAGCGAAAAGCAGATCGCACTGACTACCAGGCATTCATTCAGGCTTACAACGAAGAGGTCGGCGAGTTATTACCTCATGCCGTTGCGCTGAATGACACCCGCAAGCGCCGCCTGAAGAAACTCATACCGCAACTCAAGACCCCAAACGTTGAAGGCTGGAGAGCATACGTGAAAGCGTTTGTCGCTCAGGCTAAACCATTTTATTTCGGTCAAAACGACACTGGCTGGGCGGCGGACATCGACTACCTGCTACGCGATAAAACACTGCTTGGTGTTCGTGAGGCTAAATTTGCTGATAAGGGGCTGCAATGAGACAGGACATTGAGGCCAGCGTTATCGGCGGCCTGCTGATGGGCGGCCTGACTCCGGCAGCCAGTGAAGTTCTGGCAACCGTACCGGCAGAAGCTTTCTCCATCCCGCTTTACCAGACGGCATTCCGTGTTATCCAGAAGCAAGCCGCAGTACGAAACCTGATTGATGGCCTGATGGTTGCCGAGGAATGCGGTGATGGTCATTTCGCGGACATCATGGAAACCTCCAGGTGCTGCCCAAGCGCTGCCAACCTGAAGGGCTATGCTGGGATGGTTACGGATGCCTACCAGCGCCGCCTGGTATTGCAACTGATGGACGAGCTGAGAGTCACCATAAGCAACGGAACGCTTGACCAGTCAACTCAGGCAATGGATGAGCTCTCCCGACGCCTGGGGGCTATCAGGAAGCCTAAGCAGGAGATTCAACCGGTAAGGCTTGGCGACCTGCTGACGGACTACACCGACACCCTGGAGAAACGCCTTACCAACGGCGAAGAATCCGACACCATGAAGACCGGAATTGACGACCTGGACGCCATCACCGGAGGAATGAACGCCGAAGACCTGGTGATTATCGCCGCCCGGCCTGGTATGGGTAAGACGGAGCTGGCGCTGAAGATTGCTGAGGGCGTTGCTAGCCGGAAAATACCCGGCAGTAACACGAAGCGCGGTGTACTGATTTTCAGCATGGAGATGAGCAAGCTTCAGATTGCCGAACGAAGCATTGCCGGTGCCGGGAACATGTCGGTTAGCGTACTGCGTAACCCGGCGCGCATGGACGATGAAGGCTGGGCCAGAGTATCGAATGGCATTGCCCGTTTGCAGGACCTGGATGTCTGGCTGGTTGATGCGTCAAAGCTTACCGTCGAGCAGATCCGCGCGGTGGCAGAACGGCACAAGCAGGAACACCCCCAACTGTCGCTAATCATGGTCGATTATCTGGGCCTGATTGAGAAGCCAAAAGCAGACCGAAACGACCTGGCTATCGCGCACATCTCCGGCAGCCTGAAGGGCATGGCGAAAGACCTTAAAACCCCGGTCATTTCACTGAGCCAGTTATCACGCGACGTTGAGAAACGACCCAACAAGCGCCCCACCAACGGAGACCTTCGCGACTCCGGCAGCATCGAACAGGACGCCGACTCAATCATCATGCTCTACCGCGAGGCGGTGTATGACGAGAACAGCCCGGCAGCAAAATTCGCAGAAATCATCGTGACTAAAAACCGCTTCGGCTCGCTGGGAACCGTGTATCAGCGCTTCGTTAATGGTCACTTTATGGATTGCGATCAGGATGAGGCGAGGGGGATTTGCACATCTACAGGTCATCAGCCAGCGAAGGGCAAGCGGTATTCAAAAGGGGCAGACGTATGATTTTCGCAAAGCTTTTCGGCATTGCCTGGATGCTGTCCTGGTTCTTCATTATCTTCAAGATATTCGTAAAAAACACCAATGAGGGTCGCGACCCTTTCTCCGGTCTACTCGCAACCGCGCTTGTGTGGGTGCTGGTCGGGCTATGCCCCATTCTGATTGTGAAGCTTGGATGGTGGCTAATATCGGGCCGCCCTGGTCAATAAATTACTGAGAGAGATGTGATGACAAAAATCTATGTGACGAAATACGCACTGACGGATGGACCGTGGCCGGCAGACGCAGAAGTAAGCAAGGACGGAAAGTCTGCACACTGGAAGGATGTAAAAGGTTTCCACTGGTTTATGTATGGCAAGGATTTCTGGCTTACCAAAGAAGAAGCCCTTACTGACTGCGAGCGCCGCCGTAAAGCGAAGATTGCCAGCATTGAAAAACAGAAAGCGAAGTTGGAAAAAATGACCTTCACCATCAAGGACGGAGGGAATCAATCGTGAAAGTTAAAACAGCAGAGCTGAGCAAGTGTCATCTTTGCGATGGCAGCGGAATAATCGAAATCGTGCACACCGAGTTTGAAATTGAGCAGCACGAATGCCCAAACGGATGCGGCGATGAGGTAGACATTCCCGATGAGCTGATGGAGGGCAAGTGATGAAACCAGCAAATTTTGCGCCGGTATATTGCGCGCTCTACCCAGCGCTGGCTGAGATAGCTCGAAAGCATGGCTATGCGATGGCTATTCACGGAACGATGGCGCGTGACTTTGACCTGATATGCATCCCGTGGGTAGAGCACCCGTCAAACCCAAAAGACGTCGTCGCTGAAATCACCGCAACTTATTCAACCACTGATATCACCAATCCCGGTTATAAGCATCACGGACGACTGGCGTATTCGGTGTGCTTTGGGTTCGGTGAATTCTTTGCGGATTTGTCATTCATGCCGATTATTGATGAGCTGATGGAGGTGGGAGAGTGAGCGATAAACCTCAGCGAAGAGTTGTATGCGCAGCAAACCGTTACGACTGCAATGTTGGCTGTTGGGTTGTGTTTATCGGCGTCAGGCATTACTGCCCGATTATGCGGCAAAACATGCAAAGCTATGAAGATATGCTCATCCGTGAATCCGAGATACAGGGCTTCGTTGACCAGTATGGTGTTTTTATGGATAGAAAAGAAGCACTGCAAGTCGCGAAGGAAGCCGGACAATTAAACATCGCTCGTATTAAAACATGGCCGGATAACGAGTTATTCAGCGAAGACTTGTATTAGCAGCCAGCCTGCTGGCATGTGGAGGGGAATATGGAACAAATGAAGCAACAATTCGAAAAGTGGTTTGATGAGAATATGTACATTGGCAACAGGTGCATAGCCGACCCGGCAACAAAGCGACGCATGTTTCGTGCATGGGCGGCTAGTCGAAACTCGGTTGAGGTTGAAATCCCTGAGCATATTAGCCAGTACAATATGTTTAATGGCAGAGCGACTCCTGAGGCAGCAAATTACGATGAGGCGCTAGACGACTGCGCCGCAGCCATCCGCGCCGCCGGACTTCGCGTTAAGGAGAAGTGAGATGAGCGAACCTAAGTTTCCAGACCTGCCTGTTGAGGTGCAGGTTGCATTGATTAATGCTGCCAGCCTGATTGCCTCGACTCAAATCACCTCTGTTGGCAGAAATTACAACGACAAATATGACTTCTTCCGAATTGCGTATGAGAAAATATGCGACTCGCTTTACAAGGAAAACAGAGGGAGATAATCATTGCAATTCGACCTGGTGAAACACCCGGGCGGCACGTTTACTCCAGCGCATGATATAGACCTCGAAAGACTCCAGCGATTCAAAAACGGCGAGATGTACACCGCCGAAATCAAGTTATCCCGTAATCCCGCACATCATCGAAAGGTCTTCGCTTTCTTCAACTTCTGCTTTGCTCACTGGTCAGCCGAAAGGGCCGGGCTTGAGAGCATGGATGAGGTTAGCCAGTTCGATCGCTTCCGCAAGGACTTAACCATCCTCGCCGGATTCTATGAGCAGACGATGCGGCTTAACGGTGAAATCAGGACGGAGGCGCAAAGCCTCGCATTTTCAAACATGGACCAGGAGCAATTCGAGCGTTGTTACTCAGCGCTGATAAACGCCGCCATAAAACACGTGTTCGGTCGCACGAGAGACCAGAACATCCTTAATCAATTACAGAGCTTCTTCTGAGGCGTATATGACACGAAGGCGAAGCATTACCAAAATTGCCATAGATAACTGCATTTACCGCGTCACCCACCGCAAGAAACGCAAGCCAGAAGTAAAACCATCCGACATTCCCAGTTTCAATTACACCGCGCACCTGACCGACATCCGTTGGCTGCGTGAACGCGCACGGAGGAAGCATGACTGATTATTCCAAGTTGAGTGATTTTGAGATTAATTTGCGAATCGCTGAATTGGTGGTTAATTATGAATTTATATCAAGACTTCCATATGTCGGCATGGCTGTTCAGTGGGGCGACGGTGCTAACTGGCATTCATTTAACCCGTGCAACAACCCAGTCGACGCATGGCCGATTATTGTTAAAAACCGAATATCTATTAATTTCGACTCGTCTGGCAATGGAGAATTATCCGCAGAATGGGTTACAGCCAACAATGAATACTGTAGCGGGTATTTACCGTGCGATAAAGCACTCCGCGCCGCCATGATTGTCTTCCTCATGATGCAGGACTCCATCCATGACAACACCTGACCCATATCGCCAGTGTGAGCGAGACCTCGTTAACGCTGCTGGCTACTGCTGCGGATGCACAAAGCAACTTGACCCCAGCGAGACATACATCTGCGAACGTTGCGAGAAAGAAATGGCTATGTATCACGACCCGAACGGATTGATGAAGGAGGATAGCGATGAGTGATTATTCAGAATTGGTTTCGTTTAGAAAGAACCGGGATGAAAACACTACTGAGTCTAGATACTTCACTCAGCACGTTTCAAAGACAGCAGTTTTTAACGGGCGAAGAGGCTCAATTTTGAACCAGGAATTGGTTATCAAAGGTGACCTTAGATGTCCAAGTTTTGTTGCATCAATGGAAATGAAAGACTTCCCCCAGAGCGCATCCGAACGAGAGGCGGCCTTAAAGCTGGCTGAATGGATGCAAAGAATGGGCGCTGCAATTGAAAATTACTGGAGCGAACCATAATGGCTAAACCCAATCACCCACCAAAGCCCTACAGCAAGAAAGAGCAGGAATACGTTATCCGTGTAGCCGGTCGTGTACCGGTGCAGGTTATTGCCGCTCAGATTAACCGTAACGCACAAAGCGTAATGGCGTGGGCCAGCAAGCACCACATCAAGCTGCGTGTGCCGCAGGAAATCCTCAGAAAACACTGGAAGGAATACGCTCATGCGCGAAATAAGACGGCGATGCAAGAATGAAGAGTGTCGCGAATGGTTTCATCCCGCATTCAGCAATCAGTGGTGGTGCAGCCCGGAATGCGGAACGAAATTAGCACTGGAGAGACGAAGCAAGGAAAGGGAGAAGGCAGAGAAAGCAGCAGACAAGAAACGACGCCGAGAATATCAGCAGCAGAAAGACAAACTAAAGATTCGACGACTCGCATTAAAACCACGCAGTTACTGGATTAAACAAGCCCAACAAGCCGTAAACGCCTACATCAGAGAAAGAGACCGCGACCTGCCATGCATCTCGTGCGGCACATTCACGTCTGCTCAGTGGGATGCCGGACATTACCGGACTACTGCTGCGGCCCCTCAACTCCGATTCGATGAGCGCAATATCTCGCGCCAGTGCGTTGTCTGTAATCAGCACAAAAGCGGGAACCTCGTTCCGTACCGCGCTGAGTTAATCAGGCGAATCGGCCTGGCTGCTGTTGAGGATATCGAATCCAGTCACGATCGTCATCGCTGGAGCATTGAAGAATGCCAGGCGATTAAAGCGGAATACTTGCAGAAGCTTAAAGACCTGCGTAACAGCCGGGAGGAAGCAGCATGAGCACCATCACACCAATCACCAACCCGACACCGACAGCTATTCCTAACGACTTACCGCGCGAAAGCGTCGGCTCCTCATTCGCACAAGCTCAGCACGCTCGCGATGTGCAGATGAAGAAGCAACTGGAGCTATCCATCGAAGACTCCAGGAAAACTACTGCACGGTTAGAGCACATGCTCAACGAGGTCAACGAGCGGTTGGGATTGAATAAGCCTGATGGCCCGGAGGTAGCATGAATGATGTGAAAGATTCATTGGCAAGGCTGAAAAAGGCCAACGAAGAAAATCAGACGCCAATCATGGTAACTCGCGGCCTGCTCAGATCTGCTATTTCGGAGATTGAAATGCAGAGAAAATTGCATGGCGATAGCTTCGCAACACTGATGGTGTTGAGGCGTCTGAAATTAGCGTTGGGAGATGCAGCATGATAACTATAGCACTGGTGTTTTACGCATTCATGGCAGGCATGACTGCTGAGTGGTCGCACACAAGACTCAAAAGCCTTGGAGCTAAAGGCGGTATCGCTCTGGTTTCTTTGGGCGCCGGACTTGCGTGGCCTTATTTCATGTGGGAGATGTCCCGATGAGACTGGAGTCTGTCGCCAAATTTCACTCGCCAAAAAGCCCAATGATGAGCGATTCACCACGGGCTACGGCTTCTGAAAATCTCAACGGTACTGATGTGATGGCAGCCATGGGGATGGCTCAGTCACAAGCTGGTTTCGGTATGGCTGCTTTCTGCGGGAAACACGAACTCAGCCAGACCGATAAGCAAAAGGCGATCAACTATCTAATGCAGTTTGCAAAAAAGGTATCGGGGAAATACCGCGGCGTTGCAAAGCTTGAAGGAAATACTAAGGCAAAGGTGCTGCAAGTGCTCGCAACATTCGCTTATGCGGATTACTGCCGGAGTGCTGCGACTCCCGGCGCGAGGTGCAAGGACTGCCACGGAACAGGCAGGGCGGTTGACCAGGTGAAAACAGAGCAATGGGGAAAGCTTGTTGAAAAGCAGTGCTGCAGGTGTAAGGGGGTTGGATACAGCCGAATGCCAGCAAGCGCCGCGTATCGTGCTGTAAGCGTTTATATCCATGACCTGACACAACCGACGTGGTCAAGGACGATAAAGCCGCTGTACGACGCCATGGTGGCTCAATGCCACAAAGAGGAATCATCTGCTGATGATGTCCTGGCTAAAGTCACACGATAGTAGCGCAATCGCCACGGATGGCATCATTTTGGCTGCATGATGTTGACATATTGAATAACATTGGGTAAATTTGACACTAATGATGGATAACTGTCATTCATTGAAGTGGTGGTGAGATAAACGAGGCGGCGCTCACCATTGAACCGTCAAGCGGGTATGTTCAGCTTAGGCTTGCTACTCCCGTCACCGCAGGCTGAGAGGTCTGCAAACATTAAAGCCCTGAGTTAATAGCTCGGGGCTTTTTTATTGGCGAAATCTGGTAAGGGCATTAGGCAGAAGGCAATCCACATCCCCCGAATAGCGCAGATGCGAAAGGTTGTTGTGGAATTGTGACGACGCTCGTCAGTGTCCTTCCCAGTTTTCGTCACCGTAGCGACTTTGCGGGTTTTTAGAAACGAACCACAAAGATAAATGCAAACGATGAACAATTCCTGGCAGTGGCCTAACAGCTAAACACCAGTGAGGTCTTCCAATCCCTCATCAAAGAATTTGGCGCACTGGCCCGGTGTGATTAATAACGGGCACCCAACAGGAAATAACTCTCAGGCTCCCTGGTTTCAAAGCCGGTTGAAACACATTCTATTCTGGTGAGTGTTATTCCCTGTGGTCAAAACAGGTTCAGTAATGGGTACTCAGCCAAAGAACGTTCCTGGACGGCGCTGAGCTAAGTCGCACGTAGTAGCCAACCACACCAAATCCCAGCCAGTGGGTATCTTCGGCATAACAGCCAAACTGCTCCATTCCTCATATTGCCCGGTCACTCAGCCGGGCTTTTTTATTTCTGAGTCTGATTCCATCCGGCTCTGTATTTCCTCAGCCACCGCATGGTGGAGACTACGCAATGGCAAACACGGAACTGATTCCGGTGTTGCTGGTCGCGCTCATCATGACCGTGCTTGGCTCTCTCGCGAAGTATCAGACAAGGCCAGCCAGTGAAAAGGTAAGTCTGTCCAGTCATATGACAGTGTCGATCTTCGCCGGAATGATGATGGCTCTCTATGGGCTGGATAAACAATGGTCGCTTAACCTGATGGGCCTGGCATGCGGTGCTGCCGGGTGGCAAGGTGCTGCAATATTGAAAAGGCTGCCGTGGTTTAGCCAGACTGACAACGGTGACAATTATGGCAAGAACTGAAATCAGGATGGGGCGATACATTGTCGACTTCGTCCCGATCGTATTCCTCCTGGTAACAGCAATCCTCTGTAACCAGGTCAATGACTCGGTGAAAACCAGTCACGAGGCCGTAAAGCTCGCCAACGACATGAACCGACAGCGAACAGCGGCAGAAATGCGCGCTCAGAAAGCAGAAAAATCACCTGCTGATGGCAGCTCGTTGAATGTGATCGTGATTCAGCCAGATGGCAAGCAGCGAGCCAGTTACACCGAACCGGCATTCGCTGACGTAAACAAACCACTCTGAGGTATCCATGAGCCAAATCATTTCCTTGCTCACATTCGAAGAGGGGTTTAAGTCCGCTCCCTACATCGACACCGAGGGGTATCCCACCTTTGGTACCGGTATAAAGCTTGGCCCTAAGGGTGCTTCGTTATCAAACTACACGATTACGATCCCCAAGGAAGTGAACGATGTATGGCTGCAAAGCATCGTTGATTCGACGATTGCTAAAATGAACGCCACTCCGTCAATCCTTGCCGCACTGAAGAAATGCAATGCCGCTCAGCGCGATGTGCTCATCAGCATGGCCTACCAGATGGGTGTGAATGGCCTGGCCGGGTTCAAGAACACCCTGGCGATGATAGCGGCTGGAAATTTCACCGGCGCTGCATCAGGCATGCTTGCAAGCCTTTGGGCAAAACAGACGCCGAAGAGAGCCGCCCGACACGCAGAAGTTATGCGCACTGGTGAAATGACAGTTTATGCAGGGCTTCTCAAATGAAACTCGTCGACAACTGGAAGAGCGCCTGGCGCTGGTTCAGCATTCACTGCCTCTGGATAGCAGCAGCAATCCCTAACGTGTGGGCTGAGCTACCTTCAGACCTGAAATCTGCTATTCCGCCTGGCACAATGGGTGCTATTGCTGCACTGGTAGCAATCTGCGGTATTGCCGGTCGTCTGGTAGACCAGGAGAAAAAGAATGGGTGATTTAATGGCTTCACTGTTCAGCTCGTTCGGTAGCTACATTGCCGGTGCTATAGCAATCGTGATTGGCCTATTCCTGGCCTGGTCTGGCGGTAAGAGCAAAGGAACCACCGAGACCCAGGCTAAAGCCGACGTGAAAGCTGCCAGTATCGAAACCCAGCAGGCCCAGCAGATTACCCAAAAGACGCAGGAAACAATCAGGGTGGTGAAAGATGTCGAGCAAGATAACCAGTCTCTTTCTGATGACGCTGCTCGTAAGCGCATGCGTTCCTCGCGATACCACTCAGCAGATTAGATACGTCGACAACTCCTGCGCCGCATTCAAGCCAATCATCACTCACGGTAACGACCCTGATGTGATGGATGTGCGAACAGTCCGCGCTATCAACGCCCACAACGATACGTGGGGCAAGTTGTGTAGCGAACAAACTAAATAACCCGGAGACAACATGCCAGCAAATATTTCAGCCGTAGAAAATACCGCAATACAACAGTCTGTTCTCGATGTTGTTATTTCCGACCATCGATGGAACAACGAAGGGCTGTCCGAGATAAACGAGCACCTTTCCAACCTGCTTAAAAAACTTCGTGGTGAGCAACCTTCTTTGGTTGGCGCGGTAGATCCAAAAATCCCAGAAGACGGGCACCTAAATGTGCTCAAAAGTGCGGTGGCGCGTCACACTGAGCTGAACAGCTCAATTCGTGAAAAGTTGGCGGAAATTGACTCGCTGCTGTCGTAAGTGGCTATTACAAAGCGTCCATCCCGGGGCGCTTGATAATGTCCATCTCAGGAGAATTCAGAAATGGCAATGACAGCATGTCGGGTACTGCAGGCCAATGACTATGGCGCGATGAATCAGCAACTCACCACCGCTATGTCAGAGGGATGGAAGCCATTTGGTCGGCTGATGGTTACCGACTCCCCACGAGACTTCTACCAGGTAATGTATCAGGGCAATGACATCGACCTTGAGGCCTACCAGTCTATCGTTGCCAACAACGGTACTGCGCCTGTTAAAAACAGCGCCGGAACAATAACAGACACTGGCACATTCGCTGTTTCGCAAAACATTGTGACTTCGGTGACTCTCCCGGCGTCATCAACCATCGTTAAAAACAGCGATGCAAATATCACTGTACTGCCCGCTTCTGGCTCAACTCCGCTGCTTTCAACGCAAACCGCTGATGTGAGCGCAGGAGGATTGAACGGCGTCCGCTGGCTGCTGCTAACACAGTAGTCAAGAACAACGACTCTGTAACCGTGGCTAACTCTGCCAACAGCACTACAGCCAGCGGTACAGCGCTTGTATCTGCAAACGCAGTTCAGCGTGTAAGCCTGCCAGCATCCAACGCCATCGCATCAAACAATCAGGTGCTATCTATCCCTGTAACGACTGGAGTCCTGATTGCTATTGGCACTGCCACCCGGTCAGTAACCCTGACGGTAAACAATGGCGTAATCAGCGCTGTATCCATCAACTAAGAGGAAGCCATGGCTACTACTAAAGAGAAAGACCCATACGTAGATCAGAAACAGCAGGCACTGCTTGATGCTGCGGTGACACTGGCTAAGACGCCGGGGTTTGATGCTGACCAAATCAGCTACACCGTGCAGAAGCTCAAAGAGACACTGAACGATATCGTGTTCATTGACTGATTTATAAAGTTCTGCAAAAGGCATTCAATGAGCGCCTTTGACAGAATAAACACACTGAATCCTGATGTGTTGGTGTCGCCTCACACGGGATGGAAACAAACAACCCCAGCAGGAAATTCTGATATGGCAGGAACATCCACATACGATGCCGAAATCGCTATGGCTATATGCGAGCGAATCGCATCAGGCGAAAGCGTTAGGCGTATCTGCATGGATGAGAATATGCCTGCGCAAAGTACCGTCTACAAATGGCTTGTTGAGAACGAGACATTCTCGGAGAAATACGCGCGCGCACGAGAAGTTCAGGCTGAATTTCTGGCAGAAGAAATCATTCACATTGCTGATGATTCATCTGGTGACAGGGTCGCTGATGAAGATGGCAATGAAAGAATGGATGCTGAGTTTGTCGCCCGTTCTCGCCTCCGTGTTGACGCCAGAAAATGGTACGCGTCCAAGGTTGCGCCGAAGAAGTATGGCGACAAGGTTACGCATGAGCAGAACATTACGATCACTGATTTGACAGACGCAGAACTTGATGCGCGGCTGAAGGAGCTAACCAATGCACAACCTCAGCCGGGAGCAGAAGATTGAGCTAGTCAGGCTCCTTGAAGAGAAACAGCGGCGCAAGAACGTTTACCGCTATCGCAACTTCTACCAGTCTCGCCATCCATGGCAAAAGAAATTCATCGCCAGCACGAAAGACTATTCCCAGTCAGCGCTTATCGCTGCTAACCGTGTTGGCAAGACTGAGACCGCTACCTATATCGACGCCATCCATGCGATGGGTGATTACCCTGACGAATGGGCTGGACACAAATTCGACCATGCCCCGCTGATATGGGTGCTTGGTTACTCCGGTGAAAAGTGCCGCGACCTTTTGCAGACACCAATCATTGGCAGGAAGACGGATAACGGATGGGAAGGCGGGCTGATACCCGGTGAGTTAATCGTCGGTGTTGAGGCGATGACCGGTACGCCAAACGCAGTCCGCTCTGTCTACGTTAAGCACAAGTCCGGGGCGACATCAAAGATACAGTTCTGGTCGTACTCACAAGGCCAGCATGCATTGATGGGCGACAGCGTTGACTGGTTTCACATCGATGAAGAACCAAAAGACCCTGACATATTCCCCCAGGTGCTTACTCGTACCGCTACTGGCGACAAAGGTAACGGCGGTCGCGGCATTCTGACGTTTACGCCTGAGAACGGGCGAACAGATTTGGTTATCGGATTCATGGATAACCCGAGCGTAGCCCAAACCTGTATGAACGTCGGCTGGGATGACGCTCCACACCTCAGCGAGAAGATTAAAGCTGAGCTTCTTGCTTCCTTCCCTGCTCATCAGCGCGATATGCGAACAAAAGGTATCCCGATGCTTGGACATGGCCGCATCTACGACATCTCTGATGACGATATTATCTGTCAGCCATTCGCTTGCCCGGATCACTTCTTCATCATCGATGGTCAGGACTTCGGATGGGATCACCCTCAGGCGCACATTCAGCTTTGGGAAGACCGTGATGAAGATGTCATCTACGTCGCTCACGTCTGGAAAGACAGGCAGAAGAAAGCCGATGAGGCATGGCGAATCGTTAAGCCCTGGGCGAAAGATGTTCCTGTCGCATGGCCTCACGATGGAAGCCAGCATGAGAAGGGTGGCGGCCAGCAGGTGAAAGAACAGTACAAGGCTGAAGGGTTCAAGATGCTTGGTGAGCACGCAACCTGGCCTGATGGCAACAACAAGGTTGAGCCCGGAATTCATGAAATCCGTGAGCGCATGCTCGATGGCAAGTTCAAGGTGTTCAGCACCTGCACCGACTTCTTCGATGAGTTCAGGATGTACCACCGTGACGAGCACGGGAAGATTGCAAAAACCAATGATGACGTACTCGATGCGGTTCGCTATGCGTACATGATGCGCAGAATGGCAACGCCTAAGTACCGAATCACCTCACCTCGCAACAAGCCTCGCATGGCAAACACCGAATACAACCTCTTTGGGTGAAATATGAGTGAAGCACTTAAACCAATTACGCAGATCATCGGTGGCGTAGGCAGTGTGCTGGGTCTTGGCAGCACCGCGACACCGACAATCAAACAGGCTTCGTCAGTAAACACTGAAGATGCCATTAACCAGGCTGATGACCTGTTGCGACGCCGTTCGCGCCAGGGCGTCAATGCGAACATCCTTTCCGGCGGTAGCTCGAACACAATCTCAGCTTCCTCTACAGGTCAGAAAACACTACTCGGTGGATAAGATGGATAAAAGCCAGGAGGAGATGCTGAACCAGATTATGCGCGATCAGTCCTCCATGGAGACATCGCGTAAGACCTGGGAGCAGCATTGGGAAGAAGTTGCAGAACGATGCCTTCCGCGAGCATCAGGATTCACCAGCAAGAAGCAGGATGGCACCAAGCGCAACGAGAAGGCTATTGATTCAACGCCTATCCTCGCCCTTGAGCGCTTCGCTGCGGCGATGGAATCTGTTATTACCCCACGCACGCAGACATGGCATGGCCTACAGAATGAACGATTTGCTGATGACAATGAGGTGCAACGGTATTACGAAGAGTGCACCAAAATCCTTTTCCGCATCCGCTACGCCCCGCAGGCAAACTTTGCCAACCAGATGAGTGAGAACTACGTATCTATCGGTGCGTTCGGCAATGGGTGCGTGTTCGTCGATGAGGTTCCTGGTAAAGGTACCAGGTACATTACCTATCCGCTGCAGGAAATCTACTTCGAGGAAAACTATCAGGGTCTGGTCGACCTGGTTCATCGCAAGTTCTGCCTTACAGCGCGCCAGGCGGTGCAGCAGTTTGGTAAAGACAACCTGCCTGATTGTATCAAGACAGCGTCTGAGAACTCACCGCTTACCAAGTACGATTTCGTTCACCGTGTCTGGCCTAACGATAACATCCGCTATGCCAATGGCGAACCGGTATCCGGGCCAGATGGAATGCCGTGGAAGTCGGTATACATCAGCATTACTGACAAGAAGATAATCCGTGAGAGCGGTTATCACACGATGCCTTACTGCATTGCCCGGTATTACAAATCACCGGGCGAGACATACGGTCGCGGCCCAGGTATGACGGCGCTGCCAGATATCAAAGTTCTGAACGAGATGAACAAAGAGACGCTCATCGGCGCTCAACTGGCTAACCGCCCACCGGTGCTGGTTGCTGATGATGGCGCTCTCGATGCGTTCTCTCTGGTGCCGGGCAGCATCAACTCTGGCGCAGTGAGCTCAAGCGGTAGTCCTCTGGCGGTGCCATTCAATACTGGCGCTCAGCCTCAGCTTGGTCTTGAGATGATGGACCAGAAGCGGCAACTGATTAACGACATCTTCCTGGTGACGCTGTTCCAGATTCTGGTGCAGAACCCGCAGATGACAGCAACAGAGGCAATGCTTCGCGCTCAGGAGAAAGGGCAACTACTTGCACCGACCGCCGGGCGAATCATGTCCGAGCAACTCGGCCCGATGATTGAGCGTGAAGTTGATATCTGCGCTCGAATGGGTCTGTTCCCACCGCCGCCTCAGCAGTTGATTGATGCCGGGATGGAGTTCGACATCGACTACAAATCGCCGCTGATCAGAATGCAGATGAGCGATGAGGCGTCAGGTATTGCTCAGACATTGCAGATGGCTACCAGCCTGGCTCAGTTCAAACCAGACGTGATGAACCTGTTCAAATACGGCGACATCATGCGTGAGTTTGCCGACATAAACGGCATGCCTCGCTCACTGGTCATTGATGCGGATGAAGAGCAGCAGATGCAGGCCGCTCAGGCTCAGCAGCAGCAGCTTAACAACCTGCTACAGGCAGCGCCTAACCTTGCCACTGCTGCTGACAAGCTCGCATCAGCAGAACAGAAATTCAACACGCCGCTTCCGGCACCTCAGTAAGAGATAACCCATGTCGATTAAAGACCGTCTGTTTCAGAACAGGCGCGACCTGCTTTTGTCTCGCGCCTACCGGAACGTCTTCGGTGTGAGTGGCAGCAGGAGCAAAGAGCAGGAGGCGGTAATCGCTGACCTGATGAACTTTTCAAAACTGCTCGCAAGCTCTGTCGCCATCTCAAAACAATCAGGAACGGTTGACCCGCTGGCAACAATGCTGGGTGAGGGCCGCCGGGAAGTGGCGCACCGAATCATCAACTTCACGACGCTGGACGATACGCAAATCCTCCTGGCGATTTCGAAACTAAACGAGGCACTAAACGAGAATGTTTAAGCTATCAGATTACTTTCACATCAAATGCGATCTGGCTGGCGAGCCTTCAGCACCAGGCGGTGAGTCAGCACCTGCGGCAGCGCCTCCTGCGTCATCTCCTTCACTGCTTGGTGGTGAACCCGAACCTTCTCCAGAATCTGCACCTGCGACAGTCGAGCCATTCCTTAAGGAGTTGCCAGGCGCTGAAGACAAGGAAGGCTGGAGTGCGGTTTACGCAAAGCTTGGGCGCCCTGATACGGCGGAGGGATACGAGCTGCCAGTGCCAGAAGGTGACACGGGGGAGTTCGCCAAAACATCTTCTGCCTGGATGCATGAGGCCGGGCTGAACAAAGCCCAGGCTCATGCGCTGGCTGGCAAGTGGAATGAGCACGTCGCTGCACAAAACGCTGCTCAGCAAGCCGCAATACAGAAGCAGTCAGAAACTGACATGGCCTCTGTTAAGCAAGAGTGGGGGGCTAACTTCGAAGCCAACAAGGCGATCGTATCCCGCGCTGTAAACGAGTTCGCCCCTCCTGAGTTTGTGGAAATGCTCAGCAAGTCAGGACTCATCAACAGCCCAATCATCACAAACATGTTCCTCAAAATTGGCAATGCCATTGGCGAGGATAAATCGGTTTCATCACCAAAAGGCTCACCGCAGGACGGCGAGCAATCACTTGCTCACCGACTCTGGCCGGGCATGAGTTAACACAACTGGAGAAACATCAATGGCTACACTTTCTGGAAAGTACACTCTTCTGGATGTGGCAAAAACTCTTGACCCGAATGGCAGCACTGCTGCGGTGGCTGAGTTGCTGTCACAAGAAAACGAAATGCTTATGGATATGCCGTGGTATGAAGGCAACCTGCCAACAGGTCACCGAATCACCACCCGTACCGGACTACCTGACGTAATCTTCCGTAAGCTCAACGCAGGTGTTCCGCCAAGCAAGGCGACTACCGCGCAGATTGACGAAGCATGCGGCATCCTGGAAGCGCGTTCTGAAATCGACAAAGACCTGGCAATGTTAAATGGCAACACCGGGTCATTCCGTCTTCTGCAAGCGAAAGGCTTCATGGAAGCAATGAACCAGCGCATGCAGCAAACCGTGCTTTACGGTTCAACCGAGACAACGCCTGAAGCGTTCCTTGGCCTGGCACCTCGCTTTGGGTTTGCACCAACCAACGCAACCGCAGCGCCGAACAAAGTCAACGTTATCGATGCAGGCGGCACTGGTTCAAACAACACCTCAATCTGGCTGGTAGGCTGGGGCGCTAACACTGTACACGGCATCTATCCGAAGGGTTCTCAGGCAGGTTTGATCCACAACGACCTAGGCGAAGGTGACGCATTTGATGTCAACCAGAACCGCTACCGTGCGTTCATGGACCAGTACCAGTGGAAGTGCGGTATTGCATTGCATGACTGGCGCTACGTGGTCCGCATCGCGAACATCGACGTTACTGCGCTGACCAAAAACGCTGCAAGCGGCCCGGATATTATCGACCTGATGACCCAGGCAGTTGAGAAAATCCATAGTCTGACTGGTGTAACACCGTCGTTCTATGTCAACCGTACCGTCCGATCTTTCCTGCGTCGTCAGACCGTTAACAAAGTTGCAGCAAGCACCCTCGCCTATGACGAAGTCGGCGGCAAGCCAGCTCTGCGCTTTGGTGAAGTTCCTGTCCGTCGCGTTGACGCCCTCAACATCGCTGAAGCTCGCATCGTCTAATAAGGAGCAATCATGTATCTCGATAAGCAAGCTGAGTTTTCTGACACTCAGGCGGTGACTGCGACAGCAATCTCCACCAACGTTATGGACCTCAACACGGCATTCAACTACAACACCTCTGTCGATATTGGCACTGGTGAAGATGTCTATCTGGTAATTCAGTCTGACGCCGCCGCCACCGCTGCCGGTGCTGCAACAGTTGTCGTTACTCTGGAATCCTCTGCGGCCGCAGGGCTGACAAGCTCTAACGTCCACTGGACAAGCGTTGCCTGGGCGCTTACTGACCTTACCGCAGGTAAAACCCTGGCGGCTATCAAGCTGCCAAGTGGCATTAACCTGCCGTATCTGCGCTACCTCGGCGTCCGCTACACGGTATCTACCGGACCACTGACCGCTGGCTCTTTCTCTGCGTTCCTGGTCAAAGATATCCAGGCATGGCGCGCATACTCTCGCAACTATACCGCGTAACCAAAGGGGCTTCGGCCCCTTCTTTTTGGGTGAGATATGGCTACCAGAATCGGAATCATCAACAGAGCGTTAACGAAACTCGGAAGTGATCGGCTGTTGAACGAGGGTGACGATAACGCCGCATCTCGCGCAGTAGAGGCCATCTATGACGGTGTGCTTGATAGCCTGCTTCGCTCATATCGCTGGTCATTTGCTATCAAACGAAAACAACTGGCTCAACTGACAGAAACACCTGTCTATGGATATCAGTTCGAATACCAACTACCTGCTGACTGCATCAGGATTGATGCGATAACCGACTATGCGCACCAGGAATGGAGTTGCCATGGCTGGGAAAGTTACAGCCTGCCGGTGCCGAGATATCAGGTGGAAGGTAGAAGCATTCTGACGGACATGGACACCGTTTTTATTCGATACGGTGCGCGCATGCCAGACCCTACAACATACGACGAAGCGTTTACTGAGGCCTTCGCATGCAAGCTCGCTGTCGAGCTTTGCGAAACCATCACGCAGTCGTCAACGAAGAAACAAGCCGCGCTGCAGGACTTTGACATGGCTCTCAAGGCAGCTCGCTCAGCCAGCGCCATTGAGCGCCCACCAATTCAGCAGCAGGAAACATCCTGGTTCACCGCGAGGTTATAAATGCCATCCACATCTCCCGCCATCAACAGTTTTAACGCAGGTGAGTTTTCCCCGCTGATGATGGGGCAGACTGATTTTGTGAAGTGGAAAAGCGGCACGAAAAAGATGCTGAACTTCATCCCTCGTTCTCAGGGCCCGGCAGAGCGCCGTGGCGGAACATACTTCGTTAGCGAGGTGAAGAACTCAGCCAGTAAAGTGTGGCTGGCGCGTTTTGAGTACAACACGACCCAGGCATTTATTCTGGAGTTCGGCCCCGGTTACATTCGGTTCTTCTCCAATCATGGCGTGGCACTGGATGGCAGCAGCAATCCTCTTGAGGTTGCCTCGCCTTACTCCGCATCGGACCTGACAAATGGTGACGGCGGATTTGGCCTGTCGATGGTGCAGAGTGGCGATGTGATTTACATCTGCTGCCACACTGGCAATGTTCCGCCGTACAAACTGTCTCGCATCAGCAATACCAACTGGACGATGCAGCCATTTGATTACGCGGCAGCCATGGGGCCGTTTGCAAATATCAATTCAGATCGCACCGCGACGGTCTACACCGACCAGTATCTGATTTGGTCAGCAGACGGCGCAACCAGACCTGACGGAACGCCGACCACTACCAGTCTCTGCACCATCACCTCCAACACGCCAATATTCGAATCTGGTCACGTTGGTTCTCTGTTTTACATTGAAGTTTCTACTGACGTCACTGATGACGCTGTCGTCGGATACGAGGGGCGCATTCAGGCCTGGCAATCCGACACCGATTACAACTCAGGCAGGTTTGCCCGCTCTGACGGTAAATATTACGAGGCTCTCAATTCAAGAACCGCTGGCAGCACTCAGCCAACATGGACATTTGGGGCGCACTCTGACGGTAACAATGGAGTTAACTGGCGATTCTCCAATGGTGGCTGGGGTGTTGTTAAAATCACCGCGGTTAACTCAGCCACTGAGGCCGTTGGGAAGATTGTCAGCGAGCTAACGCCATCGGTGCGCACGGCGACAGGCAAGACATTCAAATGGGCATTTGGCGACTGGTCATATGCAAAAGGATTCCCTACCAAGGTTGGTTTCTACAAAAGCCGCCTGGTGTTTGCCGGCCGTCAGAAACTCTGGTTCTCCGTGTCATCTGACTTTGAGAACTTTACCCCAATGTCTGACGGATTCCAGGTGCAGGCGGATGATGGCATCAACGTGCAAATTGAGGCTGACGCAACCAACACGATTCAGTGGATGGCCGCGAGTAGCTCACTGATTATCGGCACCGCGAGCAGTGAGTTTTCATGCTCACCGTCAACCACTACCAGCGGATTCGGGCCCGACAACATCCAGATTGTGCAGGAGTCGCATTATGGCTCGAAGGGCATCAACTCTGCGATAGTGGGTGACACTGTAATGTTCGTTCAGCGCGCCGGTCGTAAGGTTCGCGCTGTCACTGCGGAAGCCTCCAGCGGCTCTTATAGCTCGGTAGACCTGTCTGTTATTGCTGAGCACATCACCGCGACCGGGATTGTCAGTTTCGCCTGGCAGCAGGAGCCTGATTATGTGCTTTGGGTGGTACTGACGGACGGCAATATTGTTGGTCTGACCTATAACGCTGAGCAGGAAATTACGGGCTGGCACCGCCACACGGTTAGTGGTGTGGTCGAATCTGTTGCGACCATTCCTGACCCGGCAGGTGAGCGAGATGACTTATGGATGGTGGTCAGGCGCACCATAAACGGCGTACAGCGGCGTTATGTCGAATACCTGCATGCAACATGGGATGCGAACATACAACCTCAGTCGCAGGCGTTCTACGTGGATTGTGGCCTGTCATACAGCGGCGCTGCGGTAAGTACTCTCAGCGGATTGTCTCACCTGGAAGGGCGTACTGTATCCATTCTGACAGATGGCGCTGTTCATCCTGATCGCGTTGTCTCCGGTGGTTCTGTTGCACTGGAATGGACGGCAAGTGTCGCTCATGCTGGTCTGCCGTATCGGTCTGAGATTGTCACTTTGCCTCTGGAAGCAGGAGGCACTTCGGGAACGGCGCAGAGCAAAACAAAACGCCTGAACGAGATTGCAATCCGGTTCGTTAACACGCTCGGGGGAAAGACAGGGATGGAAGGCGGGACCTATCTGGACACCATTCCATCTCGTGATTTCCATGACCTGATGGACCAGGCCCCAGGGTGGTTCACTGACGATCGCAAAGTAACGATGCCATCTCAGTACGACACCAACGCCTGCATACGCGTTGTGCAAGACCAGCCGCTGCCGATGACGGTCTGTGCAATCTACCCACGAGCATGGACATCAAGCGAATGAAAATTATTGATTTCGAGCCAGAGCACGTTCTGCAAATCAAGCCCCAAAAGGCGCAATCGTACATGAACCTCACCATTGAGTATGGGCAGTACCTGGCGACGGGTAACTGCTTTACCGGGGTGCAGGACGGAAAGATTGTTGCCATTGGCGGGATAATTCCTGTTTATGCAGGCCGTGGATATATGCATCTGATCGTCTCTGAAGATATACCGCATCAGTGGATAAAGCTTTACAGGGCTGCCCGTAGGCTGATAGATGCCGTCGCTGATGATTATGTGAGGCTTGAAACTATGAGCGTTTTCGACGATGCCGACAGGTGGCTTGAGCTTCTCGGTTTCGAATATGAGGGCGTCCTGCTGCGTGTCATGCCAGATGGGTCAGATGCAAAATCATACAGCATAGTGAGGGAGTAACCATGCAGGCTTTAGCACCGGCAGTAACAGCTATCGGCTCAGCGCTGCCAGCAGCCTCTACTGCATTGCCATGGCTTGCCGGTGGCTCGGCGGCTCTAGGGGCAATAAGCAGCATAACCCAGGGCTCAGCGCAGTCAAAACAAAGCAACATAAACGCCAACCTGCTCGACAAGCAGGCGCAAAGTGTCGCACTTCAGACAGGCTCTCAGGTTGGGCAGATTCGCCGCCAGGGTGCCGAAGTTGCAGGGCAGCAGGCGGTGGCATTTGCAGATAACGGTACCGGAACGGGTGGAACGAATGCCCTGATACAGCGCTCGTCAGCTATCGACACCGAACTTGATGCGGCCAACGCAGATTATAACGGGCGAGTTCAGATTGCAGACCTTGGCAACCAGGCTAATGCAATGCGCCTGAGTGCGAAAAATCAGAAGCCTGGACTACTCAGTCTCGTGGGTGGGGCGGCAAATACGGCTGGCGCTTATTACGGGACCAAATCACTCTTAAAAGGTTAAGAAATGGCAAGAATCCCTGTATACCAGAGCCAGGTAGGTGTGCGCGCTGGCGGCAATTCACCTGTCCGTTATCAGACTGAATCGACAGATGCGCAGATATTTCAGCAGGGTGTTGGCAACCTCACCAATGTGGCAGCAAGAATCCAGGTGCAGAAAGATGACTCTGCACTTCAGGACGCATCCATTACCGCGAAAGAGTCCACCCAAAACATTATCAGCAATATTCAACAGCTTCAGGGTAAGGCTGCTGTCGGTTCCTCAAAGGCGGCGCTACAGGCATTTGATGACCAGGTGTCACAAATTACGCCGCCAACAGGAAGAGCGGAGGACTGGTCTCGCCAGGTTCGTTCAATGCGCTTGCAACTTGCAGGCATGGCGTCAAGCCATGAGTTCCAGCAGATGGAGCAATATCGTGCCAATCAGGTTGATGCGATTGTCGATTTAGGCATTAAGGGTGCCGGACAATCTTATAGCGACCCGGTGGCATTGCGCCTGAACAATGCAAACACTATTCATAGTATCCGCTCTTACGGGGAGTCGCAGGGATGGTCTGACGAGCAAACAGAAGCCAGAGTGCAGGATTTCATGCAGAAAGCTGATATCGCAAGATATTCTAACTTTGCTACAGCAAATCCTGAGGCCTGGTTGAGTGGTGATGGCGTTCAGTCTGGTGATGGTGGCGGCCTGGACCTTCAGGCCATAGCCCTCACAGAGAGTGGCGATAGTCATACCAATCCTGATGGATCAATAAAGCAAGGGCCTGTTACTTACACCGGGGAGCGTGCTCAAGGTCGATTCCAGATCATGCCAAAAACAGGTCAGGAATTGGCTGCCAAGCGTGGCGTCAAGTACAACCCAAGCGACCCGGAGCAACACGCGCAGTTGGCTAAAGACTATGCAAATGAGTTGTATTCAAAATACGGTTCAGAAACTCTTGCCGGCGCTGCATACAATTGGGGGATGGGTAATGTTGATGAGCTTGTTGGGAAAATTGGCGACCCAAGGAAAGGTGAGATATCAGATCAGCAATTTATTAAAAACCTTCCAGCAGAAACACAAGGCTGGATTGCCAGATACCGTAAAAATAAAACCGGAATGGACCCGGTTGCGATGCATAAAATCGACAATATTGCTCAGTCAGTAATCAGTGAGCAGAGGGCATTACTACGTTCTCAAGTCGATCCCATTGTCACCAACACCATGGCCCAGCTTAATAACGGTGATGTTCCTGCTGATATTCCAAGCAAATCCGTAATTATGAGAGCGTATGGTAATCAGGGGCAAAACGTTATCAAGCAAATGGATATTGCCATGGATAACGCCAGGGCGTTTCAGTTCATCCAGTACATGCCGCAATCAGAGCAGCAGGTCGAGATGGACAAACTAAAGCCCCAAGCCAACGACCCGGATTATGCAAATAAGCTGGAGGCATACGGCAAGCTCACCACTCTGGTAAAAGCCAGTAACGAGAGAATCCAGGCGCAGCGCGATGCTTCGAAGTTCAGTGACGCTCAGACCATGGGGATTTCTCTTGATCCTTCAGATAAAGCCATGCAGACAGCAGCTAACGGAACCCAAGCGGCCCAATCATTCCAGATGGCAGAGCCAGCAACCCATGACGCCATTGTTCAGCAGGTAGCGCAGACCGGGATAGTTCCGGCGAGAGTAACGTCTCAATTAACTGCCGTATCTCGCTCAACAAACCCTGAGATGGTCAGGCAGGGCGCTGAGCTTTTCAACAGGCTCTATGACACAAGACCATCGTCTGTAAGTGAAATCCCAAAGGATATGCAGGGATTTTACATGACCATTAAGCAACTTACTGGTGCTGGCGTTCCTTCGCGAGAGGCGATAGAGCAGGCTCAAAATTCGACCTTCAATCTTTCTGATGCCAGAAAGGACCAAATAAACCGGGAGCAATCGACATCTGACTATCGCAAGGGAAGGGACAAGGCTGCTTCGTCTGCCAGAAACAGCATGTCTCAATGGTTCAGAGTTGATCCAGATACTGATGAGCAAAGCCAGTCAGCAGCTAAGTTCAGAGATGATTATCAGTCCTTGTATGACCTGAATTATCGAGTATCTGGCGGCAACCCTGACGTGGCCCAGAAGATGACTAATCAGCAAATCCTTAAGAGTTGGAGCATAAGTGACGTGAACGGCAAGGCGTCGTTTATGAAGTATGCCCCTGAGGCCCTTTACAACTTTGGCCCGTCAGGATGGCAGGCAGAGCAATGGCGCGCTGAGAAAGAAACATTGATGTATGGACAGCCTTTGCCGGCTAAAACTGCACTCGGTGCAACGGCTTCTCGCGCACAAATCCCGGCAAGCCCAGCAAGCTTAATTGGCGGGGAGCTTGAAATAACCCCTGATGTGCAAACCCCGACAAGCCAGGATTACGCGATCATGGTGAGAACTAAAGACAAGGATGGAATTGAAGGGGTACAGCCATACCTGGATAAGTATGGGCGGCCAATGCGATGGAGGCCTGACCTTGAGTCCTGGGCGCCGTATCAGCAAATGCTCAAAGATCGCGATGAGCAAGCGCAAAACGACCTCACCAAATCTCAGGAAAGAAGGGCATTCATTGACAAGCACCGTGCCCTTGATGAGCAGTACAAACAACTGCATGCCGAGCGGCTGCAAAAGGTCCCTAAATACATTTACGGTGGTGGAGAGAACTAATGCCAGTATTCCCGCAGTCAACAGAGAGCGCCAATGGTTTCGTGCCCCAAGGCACTCCTGGCATGGCTCAGGACACCAGATTAGACCTCCCTATCCAGCCTTTAACGAATCCTCAGCCATCAGCGCCTGAGCCATCAGTATGGGGAGCAGCTTTCAGGCAGGATAATGCGCTTGCTGGGATGTTTCGCCCCGCCCAGCAGTTTGAGCCAGCGGAAGGATATAACCCTTACACTGACAAAACTGAGCTACAGGGTTATGAGCAATGGGCGTCATCCTTTACAGATGCTCGCTCACCAGAGGAAACGGCCGCCATCAAGCGCAGAATTGATGACGAGATAGAGGACAGGAAAGTGCTCTCAGAGGCAGGGTGGGAAGGTACGGTGGCAAGCATAGCAGCGGGAGCCATCGACCCTGTCACTATCGCTTCGATGTTCATTCCAGGTGGGCAGGGCAGGCTTGCGTTGAGGATTGCCTCACATGTCGCTACAGGTGCTGAAGCTGCCGCTGTTGGTGAGATTGCTCTTGGCTCTCAACAGGAGACCCGTACCTGGCAAGAAAGCGCTGCACACGTTATAGCCGGGGCCATGCTTACCGGCGTATTTGCCGGAGTTGGAGAGTTAATTTCTCCTGCAACAAGAGCGGCCGCCACAAGGGAGGTGGCAGATTCTCTCTCTTCAGCAGGAGAGAATGCCACTATAAGCAACGCGGTAGATGCCATACCAAACGGTGTTAGTGCTGGCGCAATGCGCATAAACGAAGCAACCCTGGAGGATTTAACCCCCGTTACTAATGGCATTTTTGGCAAAGCTGCATGGAAGGCTGGAAGTTACCTGACGCCTCTGACCAGGCTCATGGAGTCGCCATCAAAAACGGTTCGTCGTACAACGCTGGAGTTGGCAGAGAACAACTTTACTATTCAGGGTAACCTGCGAGGTATTGAATCACCGGTTGCCGCAGAAACGAGAGTTCGCGGCTGGCGTCGTGAAGAGGCGGCTGTTGTTGTCGCCAATAAGCAGGCGTATAGCAAGTTCAAGGCCGATGGTGGGAGTATGCCATACACCTCATTTCGCGAGGAAGTTGGTAACGCACTGCGGAACGGTGATTTCCATGAAAACGGTGCGGTTCAGGATGCTGCCAGAGCCATGCGAACCGTAATTAACCGCGTAAAGACCGAGCAGCAAAAGCTCGGACTCCTTCCTCCAGATGAAGAACTTAAGGCGATAGGTCAAACCAGTTATTTCCCCCGCGTCTACAAGGTAGGGAAGATCATCAATGAGCGAGACAAATTCCGCAATCTACTTGTTGATTGGTGGTCTCGCGGTGAAAAAACGATGACGCGTGAAGAAGCCGAAATAGCAGCAGACTCAACAATTAACAAAATTGTTGGGGCGCGCATACCTCAGGATTTCACTAACGTGTTCATGGTAAAGGCAGCCGGCAGCACAAAGGGAAGGACTCTTAGCGTTCCTGACAAGATCATGCAGGACTACCTTGAAAGTGATGCTAATTATGTTCTTCAGCGGCATATACGTGAGGCTGCGTCTGAGGTCGAGTTAACCAGAACCTTTGGCGACAGGACAATGGAAACTCAGCTGAAAGATATTCAGGATGAATATGACGCCCTTATCCGAAGCAATCCGGCAGACCAAGCCAAGCTTGCTAAAGCTCGCGAAAGAGACCTGCGCGACGTAACGGCGTTGCGAGACAGGCTGACAGGGACATATGGCATGGCTGATGACCCGTCATCATTCTTTGTCAGGGCCGGGCAGTTTTTCCGTCAGGCAAACTTCATCACCAAGTTGGGCGGAATGGCTGTATCAGCAATCCCTGACACGGCTCGCGGCGTGATGGTGCATGGATTTAGCAAAGACATGCGAGGTTATGGCGCAATGATTTCTGGCTCCCCTGCGTTTAAGGCCAGCAAGGAAGAGATGCGCAAGATGGGTGTCGGTCTGGAAACCATACTTCAGACCCGCTCAAGAACCATGGGCGATCTGGTTGATAGTTCCGCGCGCACAACCGCTATTGAAGCTGGGATGGAAAGGGTAACTGATGCGTTTGGCAAGCTCACTATGATGGGCCATTTCGATGACATAAACAAAACCGTCAGCGGAATGATTACGTCAGACAGCCTTTTATCCGGCAGCATTCCCGCGCAGAGAATGGCGAAGCTCGGCATAAACAGCAATATGGCGGCGCGTATTAATGCTGAGTTTAAAAAGCACGGAGAAGTTATTGATGGATGGAATGTCGGTAACTTCGAGAAGTGGGACGACCCGTATGTTGCAGGTGTATTTCAATCGGCAGTACTGAAAGATGTCAATAACACGATCATTACACCCGGCATTGGCGATACACCATTATGGGCAAGCACACCTCTTGGCAAAACCATATTCCAGTTTAAATCATTCACTACTGCTTCTTATAACCGCGCAACTCTTGGGGGGCTACAGGAGGGAAGTGCTCAGTTCTATTACGGCACCGCATTCCAGATAGGACTTGGAGCATTAACGTATGCACTGAAACAAGCGGCTAATGAAAGGGAAGTTGACTGGTCGCCACAAAAGCTGGCGCTGGAAGGCATCGACCGCTCAGGTATATTAGGGCCGCTGATGGAGTACAACAACATGGCTGAAAAGGCCACTGGCGGGATGGTGGGACTGGGGGCGTTACTCGGCACTGGAACTCAGTCACGCTATGCCAGCCGTGGATTTGTTGGCTCAGCGCTCGGGCCAACCTTTGGCTTGCTTGATACTGTTACTGATGTGACCGCTGGAGTGTTGAATGGTGATGCCGGAGACAGGATTTTGCATAACGTAAGGACGCTCGTACCTGGTAACAACCTGTTTTGGATCGCACCATTGATAAATCAGGTTGACCCCGGAATGGCAAAATGAATATATTTGAGTAAATATTAACCATTCTAAAATGGAAGGAATTAATGAAGGGATTACTATGCGGTTTAGCGTACTCAATAATTCTCATTATGCCCATGCAGTCGTTCGCGGTCGTTTACTCTGGCAGTAATTTACATGGTAATACTTACCCTGTAATGGAAAGCCCACCTTTAAAACCAGTCTATGACGACAAAGATTCGATGAACGACTACAGGAAAAAGGTTAGTGAATACATAAAGAAATCAGAAACCTATGTTAATAACGCCGATGACGATATCAAGGTAATTAAGGCGAGCAGGTCAGCGGCTATAGAGCAAGCCAAAAAGCTAGCTGAGGAAAATGATTTAGAAACGGATTTCTAAAATAGAAAAGCCCACTTAGGTGGGCTTTTTGTTTCCACTCAGAAGACCTGTCACATTACCAACAGCGTCATCTATTGCTTTCTGCTTGGTTCTCTCATAGTCCCTGATGAAATGATCAATGAGCTTAATGAACTGGCCTTCATCATCAAAGTGCATGTTTAGCTTTCCTTCATTGTCCAAGGCGTCTTGAAGTATCTGGATGATCTCAGAGTTCATAGATCTTCCGTTTTTCTTGGCTCTCTCAGCTACAGCATCTCTCATTCCATCAGGAAACCTGACGGTAAATCGCTCCACGAAAGGCTGCTTATCCTTTTCTGTCATTTCATGACCCACGGAATATTTTTAATAAACAACGGTAGCATCATATTGACATTACCAACAATGGCATCATAATGATGTCATAGCATCAAAATGATGCCATAACAAAGAGAGGATTAACTATGAGTGATGTGCTTTATACGGGGCGTAAGTCTGGCGGCGTAATGCTAAGACTCCCGGAAAGGATGAAAGAAGAGATTCGCCGAGTGGCTGAAATGGATGGGATATCTATCAATTCTGCGATTGTGCAGCGCCTGGCGAAAAGCCTGCGTGAGGAACGCGTGAATGGTCAGTAAAAACGACGAAGCCCCAATGGCTGCAACCATCGAGGCTTCTAATTTGTCAGTAACTACCAAGGAACTAACAATGAATAGTGTAGCAACTCAGATCTCTACTATCAATGTGTCTTTCCACGGCGATGTCCTGTATTTGGTAAGCCAGAAAGGAGAGCCATTCGTGCCAATGAAGCCGGTAGTCGAAGGCATGGGTTTGGATTGGGCGTCTCAATTTACCAAGATTAAAACTCGTTTCAGCAAAGGGATTGTGGAAATCACAATACCTACGAAAGGCGGAGAGCAATCAATGACTTGCTTAGCTTTTCGCAAGTTCGCTGGTTGGCTCCATACCATTAATGTCGGGAAGGTTCGCCCTGAGTTGCGAGAGAAGGTTGCTCGCTATCAGGAAGAGTGCGATGACGTGCTTTATGAGTACTGGACTAAAGGGGAGGTAGTCAATCCTCGGAAGAAAACGACTGTTAACGAGCGCACACCATTACGAGACGCCGTTAATCTTCTTGTGGGTAAGAAAGGACTCAGATACGACGACGCTTATAACATGGTGCATCAGCGCTTTGATATTGGCAGCATTGATGAACTGGCTCTCGAACAGATTCCCCTGGCCGTAGAGTACGTACACCGCATTGCTCTTGAAGGTGAATTTCTTGGTAAATATATCGATGATGGAGCTGAGCCCTTCAACTGGCAGATGAATATTACCAATCTTAACGCCTCGTGCAGCAATCTGGACTTTATGTATCGAGTGTGGCGTGATGAGCTAGAACCCGCTTTGAGACTACTGGACTCTCCTGTTGCAACAAAGTTAACTGGCAGGCTGGCTGAGTGTTATGCATTAACAGCCGCAGTTAAGAGGGAGATGGATAGCGTGTCCAGTCGGAATGGCTTAAGGAATTACATTCGATAGAATTTTCACAAAAAAGCTGCTCTTCAGCATAGATTTTATAACCATTTCATTGAGTCCTAATTTAATCGGCTGACATTCCAGCCAGTTAACTCCAACCCGCTTCGGCGGGTTTTTTCGTTTCACAACACATACCGCTGCAATGCAGTGGGGATTACTCGCGCCCGGAGATCGGCAGATGACAGTATCCAGCCAGCAGTCATATGTAGAGTACAACGCAGACGGCTCTACAACCACCTTCACGGTTCCATTTTATTTCCTTCAGGGTTCGGACCTTGGCGTTACCATCCGCTATTCTGACAACACGACCATTGACCTGACCTATGGCGTCAACTTCTCAGCTTCCGGTGCCGGTAACCCAGCAGGCGGCAGCGTAACACTCAATGCTGCGTACCCGGCAGGGAATAAAGTTCTCATTCTGCGAGCGCCTCCGGCCACTCAGGAAACTCAGTATGCAGAGAATGGAAAATTCCCGGCCAAGTCGCACGAGAAAGCGCTTGATAAGCTTACTATGCTGATTCAGCAGTGGGGGTATTGGTGGGATAATCTGGCGCTAAAGAAACCAAATTTTTTCGCCAGTTATTACGATGCAAAACAGAACCGAATAGCCAATCTTGCCGACCCGACTGGAGCCAATGACGCTGTAAACTTCAAAACCTTGCTCAATATGACTGATGGAGGTGCGTCAGATGCGATCCTCAGCCTGCTTGGCGATACATCAAACCCTACAAGTGGCGACGCATTAATCGGTGTTAAACAGCCACTATTTTGGTCGGTTGGCAGGACCCAGCATGAGGTTAACGCCGAGAGAATTAGTGTTAAAGACTTCGGAGCTAAAGGCGATGGCGTCACTGATGATACCGTTGCACTAACAAACGCAATTACTGAATGCGCAAAGGCTGGCATTAAACTCACCTGGCCTGCCGGTACATATTTAGCAACTCGCTTCAAAGTGAGCGGCGACAATTATGTTTACAACTGGGCAGCAGAAGGGAAGGTGATATTAAAGTCCACGGCAACCACTCCTCTTGGGCCTAACTGGATTGACGATTACTTTATCCGTCTTGAAGGCGGGACTGCCAGCCTGATTAATTACAGCACCACAATCAACCCTGGCGACACAACCGTCGTTATCAGTGCCGGTTACACGCTGGATGTTGATGATGTCCTGATGATTCAGGGTAATCGCCTAATCCAGACCGACAACCGTGGGCAAGCTTGCGAGGGTGAAATGCACCTGGTCAAGTCGTTCAACACTACAACCCGCGCGGCTGAGTTGACTGGTACGGCGTACTTTTTCTACTCAGCAACGGCCGATTACACAACTGCGGTTACTGCTGCGGCGTCCGGCGCAGAATTCACCTTGGGTAGCGACACGGTGCTGAACGCCCAATATAACCAGGTGAAAATCACTGGCGTTACCGGTGCTAATGCGGGTGTTTCTCGCTACATCACTCACTGGAACAATACGACCAAGACTGCGAAGTTTGAATACCTGCAGGGTCCATTCCCATCAACACCAGCAGTCGGCGACACGTTCAGGGTTACGCGCCGCGCTGACCTGTACAAGCGCAAGCCGTGCTACGGTCAAATCACTGGTGAATTCAGGCTTGAAAGACCAGTAACCTACAATGCGACAGCTGGCAACCTGGGGTTTCGCGGGCTGGTAATTGACGGCGCTGTTGGGATGACGATAGAGAACATCTCCGTTTCTGGATTCTCTGAGACGGGCATTTTTCTTGAGTCCTGCTATCGCACCTCTGTTCTGAATCCCTACGTCGAATATGCCAACCGGGGATTCAATATTTTTGACGGCACTGGCTATGGAGTGGAGGTATACAACTGCTCACACTGCAACGTTGAAAACCTGGAGGCATTCGCCTGTCGCCGGGGGATTGATGTCAGCGGAACGCAGATGGTGTCTCTGTACAACACCATAATTAATCCGTGCGTTCTTGGCGGCGGCATTGCTTATGACGGTGTGAAATTCTTCCCCGGAGGCGCCACACGAAATTCATGTTGTGGCGGCCACGGCCCGTCTTACGAGACTACTTTCACAGGTGGTAACTCCACGAACCTGTATTACGCATCTGTCATTCGCGGCCTGAACGAAGTTTATGACGGCATGGTATCGAGGGGGTTCAGTGGTCCTGCGCCGCACTTTATTCAGTACAGCGGCGGTGGATTTACAATCCAGAACTGCAGTTATATTGACAGCTTCACCGAGGAGTCGTTGCCGTCAAACCTGCGCTACAAGCCCGTTCCTGCGGCGCAACGCGACAATCGCCCACTCACATTTGTGGATATGACCGTCGCACAAACAGATGAAAATTCCTATTACAAGGAACTTCCCGTTGTTATCAAGGGAAACACGGCGAGAGCTGTAACGAAGGGGTTCTTCCGATTCGACGTGACAGATTCGCTTGCCCCTCCTGTGCAGAACCTGTATTTCGGCGGAAACCTGTGCATCGCAAACCCTGAAACGTCGACCTCTTCAACCGGTGTCGCTGACGCGGTAATGGTTTACTCCTCCGCTCCTGGCGCTCAGATTGCACGAAACTTCTATGACCTTGGGGGTAACAGGCTCGTGCCTGCAGGTGCGGGGTACGCATCGTGTGGCATGTTTGATACGCCAGCAAACATCGCAGGTACGATAGTTCAGCCAGATGGGAAGTGGTTAATCACAATCGCACCCGGGAAGGCGTCCAGTATCCAGATAAGCGGATATGTCCCGAATATACGGTTAACCCTGCACGACCTGACAAGGCTGCAATTTGGGCCTGCAGGCGCTGAGATTATGCTGCACAGGGGGGAGGCGGTGGATTACTCGCCAATTCAGGCCAGTAATAAACGCCTAATCACTCTGCAAACAGGCGTGCTAACCGATGGGTCTGGTACGGTGGATAACCTGAACATCTCGTTTGATAATGCGACAGTTTATTTCAGTAACAGGACCGCAAACTCTCTGACCATATCCGTGAGTATTTCAGGCATTTGATTAGTAATCATTATCCGCGTCTTTCATCCTTGACCGGATAACCAACGCCAGGAACAGGACAACCACGGCAAGGATGCCGATAATCCACCACATACATTCACCCTGCAAATTCAAAGGACATACATCATCCGCTGATTGTGTGCTTTTTGCTCATTGTTACTATCGATCGAAATAGTGATATCGATCGGTTGTGGCGATCAGCCACTCATGCTTATACTGTATATATAAACAGTAATAATGAGGGGTGATTCATGGGTTTCCCATCGCCTGCAACAGATTTTGAGGAAGACCGCATTTCTCTCGATAGCCGCCTTATAACGAGGCCAGCATCGACGTATTTTATGAGGGCGGGCGAGACTTGCTACCGGGAGGGGATAATGGGTGGCGCTTTGCTGGTCATCGACTCGTCACTCACTCCCTGCGACGGCTCGCTGCTGATTTGCAATGTAGATGGTGAGTTGAGGATTAAGCGATACCGAACTCATCCCTATCCGCACCTGGTGAATATCCAGAACGGGCGGCGGGAGAAATTGCCAGACGCAAGCAGCCATGGTGTTGAGTCTCCGGTGTTCGGTGTAATCACCTATGTGATAAACGATGCGCGGTCGGGGGAGTTCGACGACTGTCCGGTGATGTGAGGTGGCTCTATG